GATACTAGCGGTTAATAACAACACGAATAAGCATACGCGCATATTAGACCAGCGATTATTTACCGTCCAATACGTTTACCTATTAGACGATGCCGACATACCTTCAGGATCGGATTATGAGCGATTCTTACAAGGGATATTCGATTACAACCGCGACCAGACGAAAAATAAGCATGATGACGCTCCAGATGCTTTGTCGGGATTAACTGTAATGTGTCGATCTTTTATGCCACATTTATTCGTTTGATATTTTTTTCGTATGTTCGTACCTAAATTCTCGACTTCATGGCGGCTGAAGCTCCATTTTACAACATAAACGGCTCTGGAATAATGGGATGGTTTTCCCGTTTTCGGCAGATATTCAGCGGCAGTCCGTCGCTTTCTTATTCACAGAACTACATACTGAACAAAAACAACCCTGTATGGGTTGACGTTGACAACGTACTCGGAGTGTACATGGCTGTTCCGCAATTGCGAATGGTCATTGACATGAAAGCGGAGATGTTCGCAAACGCACGATTTTACGTTAAAGACAAAAACGGCAAGGAAGTAGAGAATCACCAGATGATTAAGATTCTGGACAACCCGAACCCGATACAATCGCGTGAGCAGTTCATGACAATGTTATCAATTTATGATTCATTGTATAATCAGGGCTTTATCCGAATACTTGCGCCTGAAATAAGATTAACAAATATACCCCGTGCGTTATGGCAGTTACCGCCAGCTAATATGAGCGTATTGCCAACTGGTAAAATTTGGGATCAGTTCAAACTAGAAGATATTATTGATTCGTATGTATTGCGTGACATTGAATCAGGAGGCGTTGAGCGCAAGTTTAAGCCATCAGAGATTATGCACCTTACAAAGGGCATATCGAACAAGTACATCGTCGGTGAAAGCAAGATCGTAACGCTTCAGAAGCCGCTTAGTAATATTGTCGGGGCTTACAGAACGCGGAACTGTATCATCTTTGATCGTGGAGCGCTGGGTATTTTGTCGTCGGAATCGAAAGATAACGTAGGCGCTATTCCTCTAGGCAAAGACGAAAAATTAGAGATTGAAAAGCAGATGCGTCGCGAATACGGAATACAGGACGAACAAGCGCGGACAATAGTAACGAACGCCTCTTTGAAGTACACACCAATGACATATCCGACAAGGGACTTGTTGTTATTTGAGGAAATTGAGGAAGATACGCAAGTGATATGCGGTTCATACGGAATGGCTCGCGATCTGTTCCCTTCAACTAAAGGGGCGACGTATGAAAATATGAAGCAAGCCATGATCGGTACTTATCAGAATACGATTCAGCCGTTTGCCGATTGGGTGTGTAACACTTTTCAAACCGATCCTTTTTTCAAACAGCTATTCAAAGAAGGTGAAACACTTTGTGCGGATTACGACTGGTTGCCTGTAATGAAAAACGATGAACTGAAGGAACATCAAGCGGAGCAAGCCGAAGCAAGCGCAATCAGTACGGAGGTTGATACCGTTATTAAGCTAAATGACGCAGTACAACGCGGAACAATGACACGCGAAGCGGCTGTTCAGATGCTTATCATGACGCACGAATACGATATTTTAGAGGCAAACAGTCTAATCGGAGAACGCGTAACAGCGCAACCAAATGAGAACAACAACCAATAAACCATTTCAGGAAAGACTATCAGAATCACTTACTAAGAAAACAAAGCCATGTCAGCAGAAGAAAAGAAAAAAGCATCCCAGCACTACGCGGTAAAATCATTTGGCGGCGAGCTTGCTGTTAAAGACATCGACCCCACAGCGCGTATAGTTACGGGCTTTTTCTCGACTTTTAATGTAGTCGATTCGGATTCAGACATCCTAGTATCTGGGTGCGCTAAGAAATCAATTAAGGAACGCGGCGCTGATTCTAATGCAGTCGCAAAAATTAAGCATTGCCTCAATCATGACTTCGCTCAGTTGGTGGGGAAAATTCAGGTACTAGATGAACGTGAAGTCGACGGGTTTTCTGGCATCTATTTTGAAACGAAAATGGCTGACACAGAACTCGGAAACGACACGCTGAAAAATTACATTGGTGGCGTGTACGACAACCATTCTATCGGATTTCAGTACATCTGGGAAAAGATGCAAGCGGTGGAGATTAATACGCCGAAGTGGGATGAAATGCTGACGTGGTTGCAGAACCCGAAAGACCTAGCAGGTAAACAGCGCGTTTACATCTGCAAAGAAATCAAACTATGGGAGGGGTCAACGGTTGCGTTCGGCGCGAATATGCTTACACCTTTTCTGGGTATGAAGTCGGGAATGCAGAAGGACACAACATTACTTGAACTTGATAACAGGCTGAAGAAATTCGAGAACGTGTTGCGCAATGGTACACAGACCGACGATATGATGATGCAGATTGAAGCTCAGGCGTTGCAGTTAAAGCAGTTTATTTCCGATTTGATGGATAACGTGGAGTTCAAAGACTTGAAAAAGGGAATTGAACCAGAGCCGACTATTGAGGGAAAAGGCATCGACTATTCTTTTTTACGTGAAAATTTGCGGAAGTAAAAAACATTTTCGTAAATTAGCGCCCATACTACACAGCATCCACGCGAACGCGCACTCAATATGAGCCGCGCCTAAGAGTAATGAAGTGAGTGAAAACAACTATTGTATCACTTATCAATTACTCATAAAATGACACCAGAACAAATCGCAGCAGAAAAGGCTGCATTGCTTGCTGACATCGAAAAGAAGTCGGCAGAAGGCGCTCAGGCTAAGATCGACGCTTTCAAAAATTCCGAAGAGTTTCAGACCCTTGTAACAAAAGCGGCTGAGGCTATGACAAAAACACAGATCGACGCGATCAAAACAGCGTTCGACGAACTCAGCGCGTCTATCGAGGCTAAGATGGAAAAAGGTAAATCCATCAAAGGCAAATCGGTACGCGATCAGATTTCTGAATCACTAGAAGCTAAGAAGGCTGACCTTCAGAACTTCGGTAAAAACAAATCTGCAAACGCTTCGTTTGACCTGAATTTGAAAGCGGCAGGAACATTCACAACTTCAAACGTGGATGCGGTAGGTACTAACGGTATCTCTATCCTGTTGGCAGACATCGAGCCGGGAATTACAGTAACTCCATCTGCAACACCTAATATCATTCAGTATTTGAATCGTGGAACTATGACTGGTTCTTACGTTGTTTATGCTGAAATGAAAAACAACGACGGCGGAGCAGGTTGGACTTCTGAAGGTTCTGCTAAAACTCAGATGGATTTCGATTTCGTTGAGGCAAAAGCAGATGCACGTAAGATCACAGATTACATCAAAGTATCTAAGGAATCTTTGGCAGACATCAACGAACTCAGCACAGTAATCAACGGCGAACTCATGACATTGATCATGAACAAGATCACGGACAGCGTTCTCGAAGGCACTGGAGTTGCTCCTGATCTTGCAGGCTTGAACGACACGACAAACGTATCGACAGCATTCTCTGCTGGTAACTTTGCGAATACAATTGCAGACGCGAATATTTACGACGTTGTAAATGCTGCTGCATCGCAGATCATGACTGCTGAGGTTATTTCTGGTCGCCCTGCTGGTTTTATGCCTAACATCGTTATCCTCAATCCAGAAGATGTTATTAAGTTGAAACTTACAAAAGACACAAACGGACAGTACCTGTTCCCTGTTTCTTTGCCCGGCACTCCAAACATCGCAGGTCTTACTGTGGTATCTTCTCCTTGGCTGACTGTTGACAAGTTCATCGTTGCTGATTCGAGCAAGATCAATTTCCGAGTTCGTGAAGACGTTAATATCCAGATCGGATATGAGAACGACGACTTCACTAAGAACTTGGTGACAATCCTTGCTGAAGCACGTGTTGCGATGTACGTTAAGTCAAACCACAAAAAGGCTATCGTGTACGGTGATATCACCGATGCAATCGTTGCACTTGACCCTGCAACGTAATCGGGTCTAAATAAATAATGAAAGAGCCTCCGTAAATAGGGGGCTTTTTTTATATTTGTCGAAACAGCCGACTATATCAATGGCAAAGTGTAAATCATGCGGAGGCGGTAAACGACGCGAGGGAATTTGCGACGTTCATAGATTGGTGCATAATGATTCATCGTTACGCATGGTGCGATATTGCAACGTGTGCGATGCTTGGGTATGTGCGGCTTGCAAAAATAACTGGGCTAAACGCGGATATGCTGCATTACTTAAATCACTAGGCAAATGAAGATTTGCATCGTTACAGCCGTATTCGGACGGCATGACCTGACGAAGATTGTATTGGATTACTACGCTAAACTATCAATAGACAGCGGCTTAGTTATACCTATTGCCGTAGGGTCGGAGGGTAAGAAATCGGAGCAACTGTGTACCAATACTGGCTGGGGATACCTTGAATACCCGAATCAGCCCCTTTCGCAGAAGTTTAACGCGCTATTTGAGGCAACCAAACCCCATGATCCTGACCTTGTAATCCTTACAGGCTCGGACGATCTTATCTCGCCTGAGATAGTGCAATACTATATCAACAACGTAAAGCCCACGCATACAAATTTAGTCGGCTTAAAAGACCTATATTTCTATTCAATTTCGCAGGATCAGACGCTATACTTCGGAGGTTACAATTCACTGGGGTACAAAAACGCGCCCCGTTCTATCGGTGCAGGGCGTTGCTTCAGTCGGGAGGTATTGGAGCGTATGGATTTCAGACCTTGGCAAGCTGAGAAACTGAATCGAGGTCTTGATTCGTCAAGTACGAAGCAAATGAAGCGACGAGGCATCGGGGAGGATATTATCACAATGGCTGATGCTGGCGGTTGCGCTGTTGACATAAAGCATCCGCACGTATCGCTGACCAATTGGAAGTTTATTCACGCCGAGGATAGGATTGTGGCAAATTCGGACATTGAAAAACACTTTCTACCTGAATTAATTGCGTGTCGCACTTTGCGAAAAAATCTTATCTTCGTACCTGATAACACCTATGACGTACAGATAACCGATCGACGGCATCCGTTATTCGGTAAAATCTTACACGTAACAGGGAAACAGGCAATAAACTGGCAGGAACGCGGTATAATTGATAGACCATGATACTACTCACAACGTCCGACTTTACTGGATATTTCAACATACCTACGTCAAACGCACGGGAAACACTCGCATTATTACAGACTTACATTGACCGTTATGAGAAAATGTACTTATGTCAGTTGCTCGGTGTTGAGTTGGCGGAGTTATTTATAGCTGATCTTGCTAACGCATCGCAGGAGGCGCGGTTTACAGTTATTCAGGACGAGTTCTATTTTGATTCATCAACACGGACTGGCGTTCAATATCATTCGCGCGGAATGGTTGATTTTCTATCGGCTTTGGTGTTTTATCACTTCGTAACTGAGAACGCAGCGCAATTAACGACTAACGGCGTGACGGTATCAGTAACAGAGAACGGATCGGTACTATCTCCAGAAGGAGCGTATCGCTTTGCTGAACGTAAATGGAATGAGGCACAGAGTACGTCAGAGGCAATTTACTGGTATATCAAATACGAAGCACCTAGAGTGTACCCTACTGACCCCGATATGCTATATACTGAGTTTAATGGTCATTGTTTGGATTTCCGTTTCAGCCCTATTTTCTAAATGAAAACAGAACTAAGCGACATACTATACAGCGTGATTCAGGACATTGACGTATCAATGACCATAACGGATTACAGCTATACAGGCACAACGCATACCGTAGAAGTGTGTGATGTGAAATGGATTCAGGTAGGTCGCGCGGTTACAATCGGAGCGAATGAGTACACTGTGACGGCGATCAACTACGCGACAAACGTACTGACGCTTACTGGAGCAAATCCGATTACAGTATTCACGTTTAACATTTACCGCCCTATCTTTTTTTACGGCACTCCGATTGAAACGGGCAACGACATTAAAGCAATATCGAACTCAGAAGACAAATATCCGATGTTCTATTTGTTGCTGAACTACGAAGAACAGAACTACGAAGACGACGAAGACCCGATTGAGCGCACGGTTAATTTCAGATTGTACGCCGTTACCGATTCAGATCATGGCAAATGGCTAACGTCAGACATTCATGATCGTTGCATCAAGCCTATGACACGAATGTACACGGCACTAATCGAAGCAATCAAAGCCGATAAAATGTCATTCGACACAAACGGTTTTCGATTCGGTACGATTCCACAGTATAAATTCGGAGCATATGTAACCAACAAAGGATCGTTAGCGAATTTCTTCGTTGACAATTTATCAGGGTGGGAGATGCGTTTTACTGAGTTAAAGATTCGCAAAGATCACACTTGTACGGACGTTTGTCCTGCATACGTTGCACATTAATTTAACAGATGCGAACGAACAGACCATTTGAGCAGACGCGCTATCCGCAGGAGCGCGAAACATACGAGGCAACGCGAACAAAGACGGGATGCCTTGTAATTTCATTGGGTTGCATTTTATTCTGGATGTTAATTGCGTATTTGGTTTTTTGATTATCTTAGCCGAAACTAATACAGCCGACAAATGACACTTACAAAAGGATTACTCCATTCGTACCACAAACAGATCGTACAACTTCAGCAAGGCGGAAGCGTACTAGCTGAACTGATGAAAGGACGCATTGCCGATTTCTACAAAGAGAATCAGGTTTACATCGACGCGTTGAACCGCGATATTGATTTCCTGAAAAAGGAATTCCTCTTAACTGACGAAAACGGGAAAGTGATTTTCGACGCAGATCAAAAGATTCAATTCCTCGAAGGAAAGTCAGAGTACCAGTTCAATAAAAACTGGGATGCGCTCATGGCTACTTCCGTACTCGGTAAATGGGGCAGCGAAGATTTTGAAGAGCCTACAACTGAAACAGTATCGGAGTAATGCGATTTATTGTAGTCGTAACGGGGTACAATTGTACAAAGTACGTTAGGGCTTGCTATGAATCAATAGTAGCGCAGACGTATCGTAACTTCGCGTGCGTGTTCGTTTCTGACGGGTCAACCGATACAACCGAATACACCATTGAGAAAACTGTAACCGATCCACGATTTTTCAAGATTTACCATAAGAAAAACGAAGGTGCGGCAAAACGAAGATTGGAAGTGTTGCAGAACTTCGGCGACAAAACTGACGTAGTGGTATTGGTCGGAATGGATGACAGGCTACTGCCGAACGCACTGGAGAAGATCGCGGAGCAATATGTATCAGGTAAGTGGATGACATACGGAAACTGGATAGACCAGAACGGTGAAGGGCTACCTGAGAATTTCGATCTTGACTTTGACGCATACGTCCACAACACGCGCGATTATCGTCAGGTTAAATACAGATCGACAGCACCGAATACTTTTTACAAGTTTCTATTCGATCGGATTCCTTCATGCGATTTCAAACTATTTGGAAAATGGATTGATTCGACAACGGAAAGCGAGGTAATGTTTAGCTGTTTGGAGATGTGCGGAAAGGATCGTATTGGAATAATCAGAGAACCTATTTACATTTACAATAAGAATTTACCATCTGGCACGTTAAAGCGGTTGGGTGTTCAGTACAAATACCGCATTTACGAGCAGATAGTGAAGCGACCTAAAAGAAATCTATTAACCGATAATGAATTTGGAAAATGACACAGGAAACTAAAACCACTAAGACTAAATGGGAATCCGCAACGGGTAATCTCATCAAGCGGAGATCAACAGGAGTAAGTGATAATGCAAAGTGCGAAAACATTGTTGCGGATTATCACAGACACCTACGCGGAATCATTCAGCACGGGGCTGGTATCGGAAATTCGGTACTTGATGTCGGATGTGGTGATATGAGTATTGGCAGAATCCTTGAACAGCACTACCCGAATGTTAAGTACATGGGTGTTGACGCGTTTCCTGTTAACGATCAGGTTACTGGGTTAAAGATCGAAGACGCGCATCCGAATATGTTTGCGATTCAGTACGGCGAATTTGATACTATTGTTTGCTTTGCTGCATTGGATTCTATGCACGATCTGGTTAAGGCTTGCAACAATATGAAGGGTATCGCTAAGAAGTCGATTATCTTTCTTACTGGAATTGACATTGAGCCTGATCAGTATCACACATTCAAGATCACCGAGCCGCTTTTGCATGAGTTAATGAAAGGATGGAAGGTGTCATATTCAAATTACCTGACCGAGAAAGTTTTGTTGATTCAATACACGCCTGAATGAAAATACTTAACGTAAGCTACGACGACTATGCCAACCTAATGCACGGACACACTAAGGCATTAAAGTCAGTCGGTGTTGACGTGATGGAGGCGAAATTGAAGCCACATCAGTTTGGTTATCGAACGCAAGCGCCTGTTTTAGCACCTTCCGAGATCATGAGGCTGATGCGTTGGGCTGACATTATCAACGTGTATCACTCAGCAAAACCGATTGCAAACCTGATAGAGGCTGCGTCACTACGCGGCAAAGTCATTAACGTATGGCACACGGGTAGCGAATATCGGGCAGAACCTGAAAAGGTAAGGAATAATTTTGAACAGATCGGAGTAAAGCGACATTTTACCGATCAGTGCGAGTTCCTGATTCACGATTCCACGCTAACCTACGCGTCAGCAGCCATCGACGTGAATGAAGTGTTGGAAACGGTAAATCCTTCAGGATATGAGCCTCTAATGGCGTCTAAGCTATGGTTTTCGCACTTCCCTAGTAAGCCTGAAGTAAAAGGGTCGCCAGATATACGCCGAATGATGGCGGCATACGGGGATAAATTGCATTTTGAATACTCCGACGGGCTTACTGGACACGATCAGAACCTAATCAGAATGTTTAAATGTGACGTTTACATTGAGTTATTTAAGGCTGAGTTGAACGGGAAGCCATACGGTTGTCACGGGGTTACGGCATTTGAGGCGGCGGCTATGGGTAAAATAGTGTTAACTCAGAACATTTACCGAGATGCTTATGAGAAGGTTTACGGATATTCTCCACTATTCCTAGCGCATACGGAATCAGAATTTACAGGCACTATCGACTACCTTATTTCACTTAGTCAGGAGCAAATAAAGCGGATTAAATTGGATCATTACGATTGGATGCTAAGAAAGCATGATATTAATCCGATCGGCAACCAATTAAAAAAATATTACTCGGAGTTGTAACATGATGTTTTTTTGTTATTTTTACGCCTAGATCAGCCGACTAACAGGAGAAATACAAATCTTCCTTAGTCGGCTGTTTGTGTTTCCCTGCGGTTGATCGACTAAAAGACGTAAAACCAAAAACACAAATAACCATGCAAGCTTGCGACTGTAACGCATCACTGAGTAACACGGGTACGGCGTGTACTCCAATCCTTGAGATTGCAAACAAACTTATCGCTGTTCCGCTGAAAGATGCAGACGGCAACCGCAACAAAATCACTCTTTCCGCAACTCTTAACCAAGCGTATTGGGAAGCATTGATTAACAACGCTGATACAACAGTGCGTTGGTATCCGCTACCTGCAATGAAAAATGCAGTTGACGAACGCGCGGAATCAATCAAAGAAACATTCGAGGACAACTCTACTGAATTTATTCAGCAGGGCGTTCGCACTTTCTCCGCTGTCATCACTGGGTCAACAGGTGGAACTCAAATCTTACTCGGAAACCTCGAAACTTTCCGCTGTCAGGATTTCGGGTTCTATGTTGTTGACGTAAACGGAAACCTTATCGGTTCACTCGGAACAGGTCAGGACGATTGCGACCCGTTGTACCTTTATCCTATCGCTGTTGATTCTGGTTCATTCGATCCGCGCTTTATGAAAAAGACAAACGCGGCTACTCAGAAACTCATGATTTCATTCAACTGGAAACAGACAGAGCAGGATAAAAATCTCCGCATGATCACAGCAACTGAAGCAGGTTATGATCTGAATCAGTTGTCAGGATTGAAAACAGTTTGCGCGGTAATTTCTAACATCTCACAAACTGAGTTCACCGCTGATCTTCGCGTTCAGGGTTACGGCACTCCGATTAATCCTGTACGCGTTGAAGGACTTGTATCTGGTGATTTCGCACTTTACAACGTAACAGACGCAGCTTCTGTAACGATCTCAACAGTAACTGAGGCTGACGGTGTTTATACATTCACTTTCACATCACAAACAATCGGAGATGTGTTGCGTCTTACGCCAACTCAGACTGGTTACGACTTTGCTTCAGTAATCGCTGAGGAAATCGAAATCCCGACCACGTAATTAATCGGGGTTGATGCGTTAATGGTTTAGCCCCTGCGTTAATGTGGGGGCTTTATTACATAAATACAATGCTAGGTAAACTCAGAGATATGGCTAAACGCGTGCGTGAACTTGATGAAAACAAGATCGCGTTCAAAGTATTTGAAGACAAAAATCTTCAGGCGCAAATCATTGACCTTAATACCACATCGCAGTTGTATAACAAAGGCGTTGACGCAGAAGGTAGATCGTTAGGTGAATACTCACTTGCGACTATTTACGGAACATCGAATTTCTCTGGTAAGATTGAGAAAGGTCAGCGATTCGATCACATTACACTTAATGACACAGGAGAATTTTATCAGTCGTTCAGATTTGTAAATCAATCGGACGGCTTCACAATCACAGCCGACAGCGTAAAAGATGGAAATGATTTGGAAAAAGTTTTTGGTAAGATCGTGGGACTTACTCAAGAATCCGTTCAGGAAATTATCCCAGAGGTACGAGAATCAATGCTTGCTGAAACTAGAAAAGCGATTATCGGGTAACGTCTATGAAAGCATCGACGAACTCCCGATATATTACTGGTGGCAGATACATAAGACGAATGATTACTCGCATCTACTGAGGGTTAAAGTGAAAAGCAAGTATCTGAATAAGGTACTGAGTAAAAAGTGGGAGGCGGTTTATGAAGGATATATTGATCGGTTCGGGTTTTCGCCTGAGTTATTGGAGATTCATAAAAAGCGGTGTTACATAGCGAAGTTGAAAGTTCAGAAAATGCAGACGGGCAATAAGACGCTGAACACTGAGATTAAAATTGAGGAGGAGGAGTTGAACGCGTTGATGAAAGCCAACGATCAGGGTGAGGGGGATTTTTTCGAGGTGAAAGCGTTGATCGAACAGAGCAGAGGCGTTGCAATTGATCACTATAAAGTAACTGTTGCGGAGTTTTTCACATACGTCAAGTTGATGAAGAAACGAAAAAAAACAAATACCAATGGCAGAGGATAAGATCAGGCACGAGGATATAATTGAATCCGACATATTCATGGATGCTACGCAATCAGCGGAGCGTTTCGATGCTCAGTTGCAGGATTTGATAGGCACTATTACGCGCGTAGGTGCTGAAGCCGCGAAGAATCTGAACGGCAACCCTACCACGTTAAAGCAAATGCAACAACAAGCGGAGGCTATTAACGACATCAACGCCGCTGAGATTGCACTAACGGAAGCCCAGAAGCAGCGTATATTAGTTGCTGAAACATTGGCTAATATCCGCGCTGAAGAGTTGCGGAAGAAAGAAGAAATTAAACGCGCATCACAGGCTGAGATTCAAAAGCAGAAGGAACTAAACAAAGTAAACCGACAGGCTACGGACGAATACGGCAAACTTTCGGCAAAGCATCGGGAACTGGTTCGTGAGGCTAAAAACTTAGCGGTTGCGTATGGCGCAGAAAGCAAAGAAGCGAAAGCAGCGGCAGCGGCAGCGAATCAGTTAGACCGACAGTTAAAGACTATTGACGCGTCACTAGGTCAGCATCAGCGTAACGTAGGTAATTACGCGTCTGCATGGGGCGGTGTGGTTACTGGCTTTAAGAATTTACTGGGCGGTCTGGGTATCGGCATTGGTGTTGCGGCAGTAAAAGATTTTTTCGTTGATTCGATTAAGTCTTTTGCCGATGCGGAGAAAAACGCTAATGCTTTGGCGTTTGCATTGAATAATGTTGGTGGTGAAGGTGAGGCGGCGTTTATCAAATTACAGGAACAGAGCGCAAAACTTCAGGCTACTGGCGGCATATTCTCTGACGACGACATCACGGCGGCGCAAACGCAGTTAGTCAATTACGGTTTGTTGTCCGACGAAGTTGAAAAGTTAATGCCGAAAATCCTTGATTTAGCGACGGTTCAGGGCGTTGATTTAGCAACGGCAACAGATACAGTCATTAAGGGTATCAACGGTCAAACAAAGGGCTTAAAAACGGTAGGGCTTGGCTTTGAAGACACGGGAAGTAAAGCGGAGAATTACAATATCATTCTAGATAAGTTAACAAAGTTTGAAGGGGCAGCGGCAGATGCTGCAACAACTACTGAAGGACGTTACAAAGTTCTGATGAATCGCTTTGACGATCTGAAAGAGCAGATCGGGGAATATTTGGTAAATACAGGCTATCAATTCTTGCAACATTGGGATTTGATCACGGGCGAAATTGACGCGGCTACATTTGCCATGAATAAGTTCAAAAAAACTGCGTCCGATGCGTGGTCTGGAATAGTTGATAACACACTTTCTGGAGTTAATGCGATTGATGGAGCTGGTAATAAAGTGCTTTACCTGAATCAAAGAATCCTAGATGCTCAGTTGACTATCAACCGTTATCGCGGAGAACTGGCAAAAGCACGTATGCGCGGTGAAGATGTGAGCGGTTTGGAGGGAAGTATTGCAGGAATGGAGGAACAATTAAACCGCCTTTTAAAGGCCCGTAGCGAGATTTTAAACCCTCAAAATAATAAGACGCTAGATCAGCGACTAGGAATGACAGGAAAGGACGCAAAGAAGGATTCAGACGACTGGCAAAAGGAATGGGAGGCGGCTATTAAATCGGTCAACGACGAGGCGGAAGCGGCTCAGGCGGACGAACGCAAACGGGCGGCTGATAGGTTGAAGTGGCAGAAGCATCAACATAAATTGTGGATTCAAGACCAGAAAGACAAACGCCAACGTGAAGAAGATGCGTATCGGGCTAAGAAATTAGCAGAGCAAAAGCAACGCGAAGAAGAAAAACGCAAACGTCAGGAGGAATTAGACTATCTGATTTCACTCGAAGAGGCGTTTAGCGATGCTTATTTTAAAGGCGTTGACCGTCGTTTAGCAGCAAAAGAAAAGGCTTTGCAGGATGAATCGACGCTCATTGACGATGAACTGCAACGACAATCAGACCGCCAACTAGCAGGATTGGACAACACTTATTCGCTAATGCAGCAGAAAAAAGCTGAGAACATAGCAAAGCAAGCTGAGTTAGATGAACAGCGCCGCAAAGTTGAAAAAGCGAAAGAGTTCTCGGAGTTATTTGTGGAATTTACAAAGGCATACGCTAAAGACGGAAGTATAGACGCTGCGGCTAAGGCTTTCACGCAGACAATAGCAGTACGCGCAATCGCTGACGCTATCTCAGGGTCATTTGCTACGGGTGTCGAGGACTTCAAAGGTAAAGGAACGGGAACATCTGACAGCAACCTGATCAGATTCTCAGCAGGTGAATCGGTTGTAACGGCAAAAGGCACGGAAGAAACGGCAGGACTAGTGACAATGGTCAACAAAGATGGGTTTCAGGGTGCTAAAAAGTGGGCGTTTGAGAATATTTTCATGCCAGAACTGACGGGCGCAATGAGTACCGACACGATCAGCACGGCATCAACAAGCGATAATTTGTATCAATCAGCCATTATTAACGGGCTTTTGCAGGTGAAAAAGGCGGTGGAAGATAAGCCAGAAAGCGGACTTGATTACAATCAGGCGGAGCGCGTCTTTGAAACGAAGTTAAAACAGGCTGGCATTACAAAAGTGATACGCCATAAACGATTCTAATGAACAACGACTGGAACTTTCAATTAGATTTCGGGCAGGGATTTCAAACCGTACCGCCTCCGCGCAACTGGAAAGGGATTATCATTTCGATCCTGTTTCTGGACGATCAGCCGAACGCGTCATTGCAGAATCTCAATCTCGAATGGGTAGGGGAAACAGCAACGAAGCTGAACGCATATCGCGCCGCTGGTCTTAATGGTGGCACTGGAATTTATGAGGGAGTAGGATTGAGAATTGCCCCGTGTTCAGGCGGTGAAGTATTCTTCGACGGCTTCATTGACCTTGCAGCACCAAATGCGGAGTGGGAATGTGACCGCGTTATTGCCCCGTGTGTGGAGAAAGGGCGAACCGATCAAGTTTCTGATCTAGCTGGCGGCATCTCATTCGCGGCTTTGGCTATGCTTCCGACTAACGCTGCGGGGAGAATAAACCCAGCAACGGATTATAAGAAAATCCCCTACTGTTTATCCTACATTCCTGATGGTACGCAAATAGCTTTATTAGCAGTTAGTAACGTGATTATCCTGAAGGAATTGCAGGAACTTATTGAAAAGATACCAGCTCAGATTCAATCGCTGATCGGAGCGGCAACAACAACGGCGGCAACCGTCGGAGCTACCATTGCCCTGATCGTTGCGGAGATAATCAAAACCGTGCTTTACATATTGTACTTAGCAGCAATCATTATCGCTATTGTGAACATGGTAAAAGCGATTATCAACAACATCTGGCAAACGAAAAAATACAAGTTAGGAATGCTGGAGCGTACAGCATGGAATCGCATCTGCCAGTATTTAGGGCTAGGGTTCAGTTCCACTATTTACGCTCCGTCTTCGCAGTATTACAACGCGACACACGTGCCGCGTAAGACCGTTATACCGTCAAACAGCAACCCGTTAAACGTATTTGACCGACCATTTGACGAAGCTGTAAACTTTCCGAATAACAACAGCGTGTACGGACACCCGGACGAAAACTGCGCGGACTTCATAGCGCGTATGTGTCAGAAGTACAACGCAGGAGTGTCGATCGTAAACAATACTTTGTTCTTTGAAGAGGTTCACTACTTCAATAACACAGCATCATGGACAATTCCGAACACTGACGAACAGGGAAACACGTTTAACCTGCCAGATCCTAGCCGTACAAACGCATCAGAACTGGCGGCAAATTACTATCTGGCGTTCAGTATTGACCAGTCCGAATTGAATACCGTACACCGTTACAAGGGTACGTCGTGTGAAGTTCAGGTGCGTCCGATCACAACGTACAACGTACAACGCAGAAGCCAACAGAAAGGCGTTCAGATCACGTTGCCTGAAGCATTGGCGAAACGTAAGGCGTATTTGTCGAACGTAGAGAAAGCCGTGAATCAGATTATTAACGCTGTTTCGGTACTTGCTAATACAATTACAGGACTTGTTAACGGACTTATCAACGCTCTGAACTGGGCAATCGGTTTATTTGGCGGCAACACGGCAACCGTACCGACAATACCGCCTTTACCGACAAATATCCTGAACAACCGTATCGGGTGGATGGAATTAACGAATGATTCTTTTGCTGTTCCAAAAACATTCATTGGAATGGCTCAGGGTAACGACTGGATTATTTCGCCAGCGTCAGAAACGATTATGAGCGCACAGAAACTCATGAGCAATTTTCACGGGAAGAATCTCGGAACGCGCGGAAACCAACAACTCATTTACGAAAACAGACAGTTTGCGTTCTGTTGCGCTGATTATAACTTGTTAAGAAATCGCAACGTGGCAATATCTCCTAATGGGCGACCCGCCAAATTCAGAGGGGAGTTAAAATGGGATTTGCATAACAACATAATTCGTGATGCAAGTTGGTCAGAATTTGTTAATTTTACGTCGAACCTGCAAGAAACAATTATCATAGATGGAAAGTAACGATCCAAACGACTTCATTAAGCAATACACTAAGCTAGCCGAATCGCTTTCAAAGCAAGCATCAAAGCTAATGTCAGAGGCTAACGGTATCAAGTCAATGGAGGTGGAGAAAAAACCTACTAAGATTGGGAACGATGCAGTAAGTATGTCGCTACTTAAAAACGGCGCAATTCTTATTGAGTTCGCTGAATTTGAAACGGCTAAAAAGCATTACAAAAAATCGAAATGGGCGTAACGGTAACAGATACACGATTCTACAACCGATGGACTGGAACTGGTGGCGGCGGCACTAGCTATCCGAATCAGCCTGTTACATCGCGCATGGATGTAGAGATTGACTTTTACATCGCATGGAATCTGACAGACGCACGTTTGAAATTTACGACAGGCGTTCAGACTATTGAAATGCTGAACGATTACGACACGCGTACATTCACTGATGAAGGATTTAAAGTCGGCGATACGATTACAGTTGTCGATTCTACTACTAACGACGGAGATTACACGATTACTGCAATAAGCGAAGACGGACGCACGTTAACGGTTGCGGAGGCTTTGAACTCTGAAACGGTTGAATCGGTTTCTATTCACGGGGTTACGCCAGTAGATACGATTGATTTGTCTTACAACATGATCGGCAATGATGAAGCAGTGACGTATTTGTCAAAGGTCGATACTACATACCGTCAGCGCATCACGGCAACGGGTGTAGATGCTACCGATACACTTCATGCTGTTTCGTTTTACGTGAAATCAAAATCGCGTGGATGGGTAAACTTCAAACTAGCTGACGAAACAACTGGTGAATGTGACGGTATAGAAATTATCGGTGCTGGCGTGACGGATTATAAGCAAGCGTTTACAATAACCAAACGATTCTACATTACGCCTTTTTTTACTATTGACCAACTCGACAATTTTGAAAACAACATACCGCCAGACTATTATAATTACGGTAGTTCTCTAAAGTACGTCGGACAAATTGCAGCGCGTTTTTCACCTGATACATCTGTTCCAGATCACGTCGGCACGTTTGAATCGGACAACGGCAACGGCGGATGGTACGACGAAGCTAATTTCGGTTCACGTCCTGAGTATTATTTTCAATCAATTGCATACGAAACAGGAGGCGAAACGGTTGATAACTTATCAGTTACTGACCCGACGGTGGTAACGATTGTCGTTAAATCTCGCAGCGGATTATTTACCGCAACAACAACGAAGGTGTTATTGAGTTTCCATCTTTGCCCTGATTCGCCAGACGATTATCAGAACACGCCAGACGAAACGATGCTTGATAATTTCAACTTTGATACCGTTGTTTCGTTAACCGGTGCTGCCGCTGCCGCTGGTATGCAGTACGGTACTGATCGTGAATTACTGAGCAACTGTACGTTCACGCGTAACGATGCGGAAACGATTACAATTGTAGCAACGGTTACGCCTAATGCGTGGCTTATTGCTTACTGGCAGACGAAAGACGACGGGAATAGAAAGTATGCTTTCGGATTTTCGTCAGATGACGTAACAGTAACCGAAACAAAGGCGACTAAATCAAACGTCGTGTTATGCGATTTCAATTCAGCGTTCTGGGATAAACAAGATACAACACTATTTGAATTCAACGGCAGCGGTATTTACTGCTATGAATATCCTGATACTGGCGTGTATGGTGTCGGTGATATTAACGGTTTCGAGGGTGATTGGTGGATGGTTAAGATTCCATTCCTTATTGATAAGCAATCGGACGCAGACGGAAACACGCCGACATTGAAAACCGTTAAGTTACAAGTGTTGGCGGTGAAGACTGGGTATGACGATTTTGTGTTGCAGGAAAAAGTTGTGCAATGTGATTCGATCCGTAAACTTGACGGCGTTCAGCAGATTGAAATTGAAGATGATCAGGGATTGATTTCTTACGACAACGATCCGAGAAACATATTTGCGCTACTCCGCGACGATACCGAAGACACCGCAACACAGGCGGCTTTCTATTTGCAATGCGGTATAATGCTACGTTACGAATGGTGGCAGTCTGCATTTGATGCGCAGGTATTGAGCGAGAACGGCACGAACACAACGCCAGACATATCTAAGTTCATCCGCAACATCACACAGCAATGGTCGAACTATTCAGGCGTTAACGGTGTATCATTGGTGCTGAGATTTACGGCGGTTGTTACTGACAATGACGGTAACGATACTGAGTTTTATTCTGATGCGGATATAACCGTCAACACTTCCGATCAAATTATCTGGACGGGAGCAAGCGGAACGCCAGTACAATCAATAACGTATTACGATCCTGACACTTTAGAATTAATTAATTGTCTTCAAAGAAATGGCAGAACTAGAGTGGTAGTATCATTTAGCGGCTCGGATTACGCAAATACTGCTGACGCGTCTGGATATTACGGATGTATGCTGGCTGTTACAACATCTGGAGGTTCGATATTTACTCAGCGATTCGCATCAACTGAAACGGATTCAGAAGAGGATTCGCCGTGGAGTGCAACAGATGTAGCGCCTTCTGCGGCAAGTTCATATTCTAATGGGAATCTAAGAATAAATATTTACGAAACGCTTGGAGTTATTACATCAATAGTCGTTGAAGGTTATTTTGATTCTACCTATCTTGGTGAATCGGATGAAATGGTATTGATACTTCCGCGTTTAGGACAAAAATACATCAGCACATGAGCGTAGAGAAACCATCGACAACCGTGCCGCGTGACGTTATAGGCGGCTCTACGTACACCGAAACAGGTGGTAACGGTGGAGTGCCGTTGGCTTATCTTACAATGGTGCAAGTCGCAGGACTTACGCCGCTATACGATTGCACAGATACTGAGTGTCGCGTTAATCCGCTTGATGAATGTTGCGAACGTATCACAGTATTCGCTGGCGACGATTACGCGCTGAGTAATTTGGGTAGCTATGAGAATGACGTTAGTTCATTCCTAGTGGACTGCCAACTGTACACAGCGAACACGGGAACTTTGAACGTAAACTGGCATTTGCAGAAGTGTTCAGGCGCGGACACATGGACGAATCAAACGTCGCTAGCGAATACCACATACGGCTATTACTGGGCGCTAGGGTCGAACGTAAATAACCCGACGTACTCAGGCGTCCGAGTTAATTGGGGCAAAGTATATCAGGCTTTCGGGCGTGGTATTTACCGCATCCGAATTTATGCTGAGATGGGCGACATTAACGATTGCCTAATTTCTCAGGAATTCGATCTATCACCATTCGATTGCGACGACGCGCACGGCACAATTAAAATTGAAACGCTGTTGAATGGTCAGATCGGGGCGTATGGTTACAAAGGAAAAGTTTACAATATGTGCGGATTTGCTCCGATACCAGAAGACGGAGGGCGCGGAAAGTTAACTGGCTGGTATGATTCCAGACGTTATCGCGGTTTCTTCGGGCGTGAAGTTGTCGCTGAGTATATCGAAGTCATGAACGAATATCAGAACGGAAAACAGGAGCGCGTAAAAGATGAGGCGGTGTTGGAGTATTCGTGCTATCTGAATTACATGGGTAAAGACGGTCATGATCGCCTGAAAGTTTACGGCATGATGGCTGATGCTGTTCAGATTTCGGATTACAACATCAATAACGCAGACTATAATATCCGTCAGTTGCCAGTTGTTAAAGCGTCTGCATATCAACCAACGTATCAGGATAAAGTCTGGAATAGAAAACAGAAGGTAGAGTTGAAATTCCGTAACGGTTTTCAGGGTCTTATTAAATCACTTTGTTGTCCTCCATTACGATGATACTTAGCAATAACGTAAATACAAGTATTGAAGTTGTACTAGCAGGAGCGGTAACAACGAATCAACTGAAGTGTGTCGCTACTTGGGTAGATACTCCTTCGAGTTCATTCGCATCAGGTCAGACAGTAACACAGACAAATAATACTACTGCCGTTACTCTAGTGCCAAATGTTACAGATACTTTCAGACGCGAAGTTACTTATCTAAACGTGCTGAATCTTGATACTGTGAATGCTACTGTGTCGATTCATATGAATGTCAGCGGAGCGGAAACGCAGATAATTAAAGTAACACTAGCGTCAGGATCGCATTTAATTTATACACAGTCTTCAGGATGGCAAGTGTTCACGTCTGGCGGTGCTGTTCCTGAAACAACTTACGAAACGTACTTTGTAATACCTGTTTATCCTGCCGTGCTAAGTCCAGCCGATTCGACAACGTATTATTTTGGCGGTGCAGGTATAGCACCAAGTACAACAGATACGAACCAAGATATTATTTTCGGTTATAACTTCACTGTTGTTGGTGCGGTTATTATGGTAGGAGGAAATACAGCGGCAGGAACAACAGAAGACAATACCATTCAGTTGAGAAATGTCACTGCAAATACATCCAGTCTTATAGGTACTTTTAAATCAAATGGGTCTGCAACTGTAAACATTACTACAACAATAACTGGATTAAATATAAACGTAAATGCGTCCGATTCATTTTGTTTACGATGGGATGCTCCAGCGTATGTAACTAATCCTACTGGTTGCGGTGTTCGCGTTAACTTAATTTGTAAAAGAAGATAACTACTAAAACAAAATAAAATGTCAATAGAAAGACTTGTAGGAGCGCGTGGAGCGTTTCACGTAAATTCATCAGACGGTGCTGAAACTGGTAATTGGTTTGGATTTGTCGTACAAGAAGATACTGTAATAACTACATTAACTCTTAACGGAACACCAGAAGGTTATTCGTCGTCGAATTATCTAACACAGGCTAATCTTAACGGCAAAACATTGAAGGCTGGCGCTTTCATTTCTGCTCCCAAGAACTCAGCAATTATAGCCATTACACTATCATCAGGTTCTGTAATTTGTTATAACTTAGTGTAATGATCGGGGTAAATAGTTTTTTAACAAGATTTCCTACTGAAGGTAACGTAGTATTAGACTACACTACGAACACGTGGGCGCTGAAATCATTTCAAGGTGACGCGTCAAATAACATATTTAGTGGCGACGCAACATCTACGACAATAATCAATAACGCGATCACGGCAAGCAACGATAAGTTCACGATGTCGGTATGGGTTAAAAGAACGGTTACTGGCGTTACTCAGTTTATTGTTTGCCGCGATAAATCTTCTGCAACAACACAGAGGCAATTCGTATTGTTCTTCAATAACACAAATAACTTTCAGGCTAACTTTTACTCAAGTTCAACGAACTTAATATCTTTTTCATCTACTGCAACGATCACAGAAACGCGTGAATGGAATCACTTTACAGTAGTATATGACGGAGCGTTATCCGCAACAAGTCGCATAACTGTTTATCGTAACGGATTGCCATTTGCAGGAACAACAACGCAGACGGGAACAATGGGAGCGGCTATTAACTCTAGCGGTTCTATTCCTGTTATGAATATACTTGGTCGTTCTGATGCTGCGAGTTATGCTAATGTAGCAGTATGTAGCTTTGCGTTATTCAACACAAACTTATCACAGGCTAACGTAACGGAATTGTATAACAATCGTGTGCCGTTTGACATTCGAACTAATACAACGCTGAACTCATCATTGGTTATGTATTTGGTTGCGGACAGATCGGCTACATTCTCAACTAACTGGACATGGACTGACTTAGTGGGAGGCGCTGTATTCACATCTTCTGGAATGGTACAAGCTGATCAGATCGCAGACGCACCAGCGTTAAAAATGGTTTCCGTGGTAATGATTCACGGTCAATCAAATGCTTCTGGTCGCGTTCCTATGGCTGAACTAGATTCGCAGTATGTAGGTGAAAAGCAATGGCTGAAAGTGTGGAACGGAACAGGATTCGAAAACATTAATTCGACGATAAATAATAACCAATACTCAGACACGCAAAGTGGTAATGAGTTTGGTATTGAGTTTAAGTTAGGAGATCTTCTTAATCGTGAATTCAGAAAAACAATTTACGTGTTTAAGCAAGTACAAGGCGGTTCGTACTTAGCCAACGATCCTCCTACATGGTCACGCAACCCAATAGGAGGCGAGTTTACACAGTTGAGCAATGACTTAACAGCATTGAAAGAGTGGGAACTTGCAGGCGGTTACACGATCAATAAGATGCGATTCATTTGGATTCAGGGCGAAGCCGATTCATTGACGCTGGCATACGCTAACGCTTATCAAACATCGTGGACTAACTGGCTAACAGGTCAGGCTAATTCTGTATTTGACACAAAGATTCAGCAAGTGTTCTTTACGTTCCCGTATCTTTACGATTTCAGATTATCAGCAAATCAGACTTTGGCTACTCTTCTGTATAAGTCAACTATTAACTCAGCAAAGGATGCAGTTAGATTGACAAATACAACATATTACAGAACCATTAATACGGACACTTCTACTACTGACGTTGATGAAGTTCACTATGATAAATCAGGAACTGAAAACAACGCTCAGTTAGCAGCAACACAAATAATCGCAGACGGATTTTAAACTAAAACAACATGACAACATTCAACATTCAAGAAACGGCTCTCTTCCTTGCGTCTGGTTCATTCTGGCACGCATTACCAGACACGATCAGCAAAGACGATTTGAGCGATCAACTGGATTCGCTTTACGAAATTGCAGACGCGATCAGCGACCCGACAAAATTACAAGGCACTTTGCCAGATAACACGATCATTGCAATCGGAGGCAGCCCCCGTCGTCCGAAGCCAAACGCGTAATCGTAATCAATCGTAATTCATAAACCGAACCACAATGGCACAGACCCTTTGCCTGAGTGATTCAGACAGAGAAATTATGGCTGAAGCACAAGACAACGCAGTACAGGAAGGACTTAAATACTTAGGGTATTTATTCGTCGCACTATTGACTATGCTATTCGGATGGATAGCTAAGTTAATAGGCAACTGGATTACGAAGAAGTTTAACGAATACGTTGAGCGAATTGAGAATGCCGTTGGTAAGGTTGAGGATATTGCTAAAGATATTAAGCAGTTGAAAGAATCCGATACTGAAATACTCAGGAGATTGGGTGAAGCGGAGAAAGCACAACGGGAACATTCGGAAATACAGAAAGACCAGAGCCGCGACATTAACGCGATTAAGAAGCACTTAAACCTTGATTAGACGCATTTACATATTCATCCTGATTGATATACTGATTCAGAACAGTTATGTTGTTCTGGAGTGGTTTAAATGCGATCCTGAATGGTTGTATTATCGTTACTATCCTGCAACGATGTTTATGAGTAAGGCGTTGTTGCCGCTCTATTGGACGTTAGCGCGATTAGTGCCGATGGATAAGCGCGACAATGAATCGTGGGTTTATCTGGTTTCGGGTACGTTTCTAATCTTTCAATTGAAAGACGTATTCGACTGCATATTGAATGAGAACCAAACGGATAGTACTATGGACTTCGTAGTATTTGCAAGTCTTAACATTGTGTACTGGCTAATATTTAGAAAGAAATGATACAGATCAAAGTAGTCCGCGATACGTTCACGGAGAATTGTACACTAGGTAAGATGTACATAGACGGTAAATACTTCTGCGAAACATTGGAGGACAAAGATCGCGGATTGAATCAGTCGTTGCCATTGGAAGAAAACAAGCGGCTGAAAGTTAAGGGGCAGACTTGTATTCCTTATGGTAAGTACAAAGGCATTGTCAACGTGTCTCCGTCTAAAAAGAGATTGTTGCCACGTCTATTGAATGTTCCTGCATTTGACGGTATATTGATCCATAAGGGCAATACTAACAAGGATTCATTAGGCTGCATTTTAGTAGGGCGCAAACGTAGTATTGAATCTGTAATACAGTCAACCGTTATGGAGTTGCAGTTGATACAGATCATGCCTGAAGGAACGGAGTTTGAAATTGAAATAACAAAAGCATGAGTTTTTTCGCAAACATTATCGGAAAGGTCACGTCACAGGGCGCGGCTAACATCGTGGAATCAGTCGGCAACGTAGCCGATAAGTTCATCACGACGGGTCAGGAGAAAGAAGAGTTCAAAGCGGAAGTGACCAAAGAAGTAAACCGTCATATTGAGGCTATGGCATCGGCTCAGAATTCTGAATTAGAAACGCTGATGAAAGACATGGATTCAGCGCGTGACCGTGAGATTCAAATTGCAACTTCCGATAAAGCACCATTGATTAATAAGATCATTCAGCCAGTCTTGGCGCTGTTGCTGTTGGGGTCGTGCTTCGTGATGTGGTACACAATTCTGTTCAAAGATATTCCACAGGAAAAGGAGATGTTAGTTGCAGGTATTGTTGGGTCACTTACAACTATTGCAATGGGAGTTGTTGGTTATTACTTCGGTTCATCAATTGGCAGCCGTAATAAGCAGGATCAGTTGGATAAGATGATGAGCAAATAAATAAAGCCCCAATTACGGGGCTTCCATTAGATGCTGTTTCAATACCTATCAATCCGATTCGGGCAGATAAGCCTGTATTTGTAGGGCATATCGGATAGTTATAAGCCATTTTAGAACACCGACACCGTAACAGAATGAACAGCAAAAGCAACGTGGTCAAATGACAAATAAATAAGACTTTCTTCATCACCTCTATCGCCTTTCTTTACCATCGGATTTGCTTCATCTAAAACAAGTCCATAAGTTTCTAAAAGCATTCCGCAAAATCCTTTGTTTACCCATTTTTCAGATATTATTTCTAATCCAACTAAATACATACCTTCTTTTAAGTTTTTGAAGATGTATTTTGCCTTTTCTTCATCATCTAAATCACTAAAATCAGGTAGCCATTTATAAATTGGTTTTATAAAATAATAGCCTGAAAAAGACATATCAGCACTGAACATTTCTTTGCATTCTTCTTCGTGCAAAAGTGGAAATCCTTTAATATTTACCATTGTTTTTTAATTAAATTGTTAATCCAAACCAATAAAAAACGGCTTATAACAGTGGTTTGGCAAAATACCGCCACAAGCCTTTGTACTATAATTCAACATTTGTGAAAGGCGGTACTTCGCCAAGCCACAACCCGTTAGCAGCCATTAATAGACCGACCAACGACCTTCTTCGACATCAAAAGAACGAAGCAATCTCATACCTCTGTAATTCATAAGGTTTTGCATCGCAAAATATCCGTATTCTTTGTAAAGCAATTCTATAAACTTTTCGCCATCATCAGGGTGCATTGCAATTATCGTTGGTCTTCGATTATTTGTTAGAACGAAATTGCTTATTGCATTGTGGATAGCATCAAAATTAACGGCTGCTAACACGGGTTTTGTGCCATTGGCGGTTTCGTTTTTCAAATTATCTGTATTCATATTTTCAAATTTTTGTTTTTCAAATCAAGTGTAGTGCTATCAAGCCCTGCCGAACGCCAAGCCCGAAACCGTTAAACCAAAGCCCCCCAATTAAGAGGGGCTTAGTGCAAACACCTGTCACTTAAACAGGGTATAAAGAACGAACTGAAAAAAGATTTACTCACTCCATCTGCAAACGATCTTCACCGTTGAGCCGTCGAAAGGAAGTCGGCAGTCTTCGTATGTTACCACGTATTCGTTATCACCGATCTTTATTGATGGTGTGCCTGTGAGGCGGATGTGGTAGTATACGTCGTTCAGAACGAAACAGGCGTAAGTTATTGCCAGTTGTGAGTTGGATTGAATCGGGTGATCTTGACACGAAAATTCAAATCTGATGTCATTACCTGAAAAACCTTCTAATCCATCAAAAATATAAAGTTCCAATGTTGGATCGTGAGTTGCGCTTAGATTCGTATCACACGCAAAGCTGCCGTGCTCTGATGTAAGGGATAATTCGATGATGTTCATGTTATTTTGTTTTGATTGTTTGTAAAAGTTCTATCGCTTCGTCAACGGTACGGATCGTGCATTGCTGACCCGTCCACGTCTGTTGAAATGTTATCTGATCTGGAGTGTGCTTACCTTTATCCGTCTTCACTTCAACTAAGATATTGATTCCGCGCCACCCGACCAATAGATCAGGCAAACCAGACGAAGATAATCTGTAAACTTCCGCGCCCATTCTTTGAAGTGCGTCGATAATATCTTTTTCGTTTTCGTCGCGTTTAGCAGCGTATCGTTTCAGGCTCATGATTAAGTCTTATCTGTTAGATTCGGGCGGATTGGTCTGTGTTTGTAGGACATATCTGCTAGTTATAAGCCATTTTTATCAACTATCTGCTTCAACATATCCAATCGGCAGACGAACGGAACGCAGCCTTTGTACCGAGCCATATAATAATTATCAACTAAAGCCATTATGTACAAGTAGCTGTTGTTCTTTAATGGAATTTTATTCCCAACAATAAAACGGCTTATAACAATCGGTTTTGATTCATTACCTCTTTTGGAAGTTGGCTGTACTTTTTTTTCTTTATTGAGCATTTGAATATATTTTGAAGTGATGTAATTCTAATTCGGTAACGAACGCAAAGCCGCCACTTCTGTTAGCTGCAAAACGTTAGCACCGATACTTACTCAGGTTATTCAGAAAGTAGTCTTTCGCTTTTTCTTTCGCCAGATCAACGATAACATCCGAAACCCACGACGGGGCGCTTCCGTCTGGCAGGTAAGTTATTGTAAACTCTTCGCCACCGTTCGACGGGTCTGATGCGTGCGTCGATTCGTCGCAATCGAGGCTACATTCAAAGTCGAGTTCAAATGCGTCTATATCTTCGTCTATTGACAGATCGCATGGTATGGTAACAGTTCCTTCGTAGTACATGTTACTTAATTTTAAGTCGGTTCAGTTTTTCGTCTATTGCATCCAGCATAAATCCGTGTTCAGTCTTAGCGGCGTTCTGCTCCATTGCTTTATTGATTCGTTGCGTACGACCCACTCCGAGATTGATTGAACGTCGTGTAGGGTTTTTGAGTTTCTTTTTCTTTGGCATGGTTATTTATTTTTAATTGTTAATTCTTCTCCTGTAATAGCAAAATAAAGGTTTTGGAGTTGGTGAACATATCTCAACTGAACGCCTTGGCATCTCAGTAAATAATATCGACCTAGCGAATCAGTTATAATTTCGTTCTTGTTCTCAAGCCCCAACTTCACCAGCCACTCTTCGGTGAGGGGGATGGGCTCAATCACTTCAATAGAGCCCCACGATCCACCGCTTCTAAATCTTACACCAATACTGCCATGAGTTTGGTATTTACAAATTTCTTCAACGGTAAAAATTTCAAATTCTGAATCATAAAAATAATTCCCAATTCTAAGTTCGTTTGCTGTCATGGTTAATTGATTTTCTGCAAATCTAAATGTATTACCCGTAACACGCAAGTATTAATTTGTTAAAATCTTTTTTGCGTTGATTTACAGGCATTTAAATTTAGTCGGTGAAAATAAATGCTAAAACATTTGGGAAGTAGTATTACCCCGTATTACATTTGCAGACAACTAAGCCGAAAAACAATGATCGAAATCAAAGACACGCGGAAGACCGCAACGAAAGACCCCAGACCGAAGCAAGGTGATGTAGTAAGAATTGATAAGGATTATTATCTATGCGCTAGACATGATTATGACGTTCTATTAGAACTTAATCTGTATTGTTTATCAGACGGCAGTAGTTGGGGTAATCCAGTCGAGGTTAATGAAAATGACGAATACATTTTTCCTCATGATGAACTAAGAAACTTCGACATCGAAGTAATCACGAACAAGATCACGCTAACAATCGAATAACATGGAGAACGCAAACGAAACGCCACGTGAAGTAACGCATTGGAAGAAACTAACCGATCCGCGATTTATCGGATCACATGACTTTGCCCCGAATCAGGAAATAACAGTCGTGATTGAATCGGTAACGCAGGAACAAATCGAATTATTCAACGGAAAGAAACTGGAGAACAAACAATGCGTATTGGCTAAATTCAAAGGCGCTAAAAAACCATTGTTGTTGAATAAAGAGAACATGAAGTTGATTTCAAAAGTTCTCGGTACGCCTTATATCGAAGAATGGGCAGGTCAGAAGATCACATTACACGTTGTCCCTGTTAGTGCATTTGGCGAAATCGTGGATGCCGTAAGAGTTAAATACATCAAACAAAAGAAATCATGAGCGAAGTATATATTGATGAAATTCTGTTCCGATGCCATTCTTTAGGCGATATTATGGGTGTTAAAGGGCTAGGTAAAACTGGTAAAAAGCGCGCAATTCAAACGTACATAGAATACAAGTACGGCAGAACAAAACGATTTACATCTAACAAAATGGAAAAAGGGTTGATCACAGAATCCGAATCTATTAAGGTTATTGCCGATCACCTTCAGTTGCCGTTGATTAAAAACGAAGTGCGCAAATCAAACGAATTCATAACAGGCGAATGTGACGTGATTCATAACGACATTGTTTATGATGTTAAGTCATCGTGGGATATTCACACTTTCACAGACGCGAAACTTGAACTGAACAATGATTACTTCTGGCAGCTTAATGGTTACATGGATTTGTTCGATTGCCATACTGCGAAACTTTGCTACGTTCTCAATTCAGCGCCAGACGAAGTGTTATTCCGTGAACTTGAACGTGAATCATTTAAGCATCCAGAACGCGAAACACCCGAATGGATTGAGGTAGAGATTATCAAGAATCTTGTTTACACCGAATCAGAGTTCATGCGATTCATTAATTTGCGTGGGATTGGTGGCGACGATATTACAGATAAGGCTATTGAATCATTTGTTGAGATTCCTTTGACTGAGCGCATTTATATTCTTGAATTCGGTCATGATACTGAAACAGTAATGCAAATTGAGAATAGAGTGATTGACGCTCGTGAATTTCTGAAACAATACTACAACGCACAACCATAAATCCGCTGGCGCGAGTGAATCGCTGCGTGTGTGTGAATGGGCAGCGAAGATACACCGAGCGGATTTTACTTAACTAAAACAAAAAACTATGAGCAACCGACGCAAGACAATAATGATAACCGCGCTCAAAGAAATGATCGCAGGCAAGAAGATAACGGCTATGGATTATGCGAAAAGGCATAACACATCCAAATTAACAAGCCGAATAAGCGATCTTCGGGCTATAATTGCAATAAGCGATTATGCATTTATTATCAGAGATGAAAGCAATGAAAAAAGGCTCAAGTATTCTCGATATTACATTGAAGCCTCAAGCAGACCTTACGCGCGAAAACTACTGAAGAAGCTGGAAAAGTAACAATCGTGGGCGCGAGGATCACGAATCGTAACTGAACCAACTAGACCTGTTACGAATCAGAGAATACCCGCACGATTAATTTTTTATTCCAAAATAAGTATTACTTTTACAACGTCGAATGCACCGACTAAATGAAAAAAACTAAAACACCGCTCAGACTTACATTGCCGATACTCTCAGTTTCGGGTGCATCTTTGTAAGTTCTGGGCGGTTAATTCATTATGACAACATATCAACAGTTTCTGGAATCAAAACAAAAGAACCACGTACTATCTGGATTCGACATTGAAAAAACGCAACTATCTGAAAATCTATTTGAATTTCAGAAGTTCATTGTACATCGTGCAATTAAGGCGGGTAAGTATGCGGTGTTTGCCGATTGCGGACTAGGCAAAACATTCATGCAACTTGAATGGGCTAATCGCGTGAGCAAACAAACTAATAATCCTGTATTGATACTTTGTCCATTGGCAGTATCACGTCAGACAATTAATGAGGCTAAACGATTTAATCTTGAATGCGAAAAATATGATTTTGTAGAGCCTCCAGTATCTAATGAGTTTGGTGTTTATATTTTGAACTATGAACAACTTGAAAACGTAGATACTAGTAATTTATCAGGTGTTGTTCTTGATGAAAGTTCAATTTTGAAAAACTTTGAAGGTGCAACCAAAAACACGATCATTCAGAAATTTAAACACACGCCTTATAAATTAGCGTGTACTGCAACTCCGTCACCAAATGATCCAATGGAATTAGGAAACCATTCTGAATTCCTAGACGTAATGAGCCGTAATGAAATGCTAGCTATGTACTTTGTGCATGACGGAGGTGAAACGGCTAAATGGAGGTTGAAAGGTCATGCAGTGAAACAGTTTTATCAGTTTGTAGGGTCGTGGGCAATTATGCTTAATAAACCTGCTGATATTGGTTTTGATATGTCAGGATATGATTTGCCTGATCTTAATTTGATCGAACGCCAGATT